TCACTCTTGGTTTGTAGATAAAGTTGTAAATAATAATAACAATAAATATACAGACAGAGAAGATGTATCTAATAAGTATCCAGCTAAAAACGCAATAGTTGTTTTACCTGGCTCAAATAAAGTTAGAGAAAATGTATGTTTAAATAAACTTAAATGGATTAAACAAAAATACGGTGATAACGTATATTTTAAGCCACATCCAATTACAACACATCAAATTATTGGTGAACTAAAAGATTTTTTTGGTGAAGACTGTATACTACCTAGAGATGCAGACATGTACTATTTTTTACAGAAAGCAAACGAAGTATATACAACACACATAAGTGAAAGTTGTTTATACGCTGTAGCTTTAGGTAAACCAACACAGCCGATTGATGTATGGAATAATATTCAAAGAGGATCCTTTTATTGTATAAACAACTATTTAATGTATCATCAGGTATCAGGTAAAGACTATATTAACAAAACGTTTTCTAGTTATAAATCTGGTATTATTAATCCAGCTGTAGATAAAGACTGGAGAAAAAAAGTTGATGCTTATTTAGACTGGATATACTTAAGAAGAGAGTGTTATAAAAACTGGTTTTTAGCAGATGAACCAAAAAAGAAGTAAAAAGCGTGACAATTGCGTGATAATATAAACAAGTGAATTAAATTAAATAATATGGGAAATACATACAAAAAGAAAGAAAAAGCAAAACCAACTCAAGTTACTAAAGAAGAGTTAAAAACAATGCAAGATTATGTTGCAGCAATTAACCAAACCCAAATGCAGGTTGGTAGTTTTGAGTATCAAAAAATACAATTGATACAAAAAATGGGTGCTTTAGAGAGTAAATTAACTGAGTTTAATACAGGTCTACAAAAAAAGTATGGTAACGTAAGCGTTAACATTACTGACGGATCTATAAAAGAAAAAGTAAATGAGCCAGTTAATTAGAAAAATAAGTATAGGTAAAGACTATAAAAATGAAGCTATGCACTACTCCGTAAACCAAGAGGTTTATGGAGGGCATACTATTTGTGATATAGTTGAAGAAGACGATAAGTATAGCATATATATACAAAAGGGAGATGAAGTTATACCGTGGAAAGATTTTAATAAAAACATGGCTATAGCTGTAGAATATAATCTAGAGTATTAGTGAAAAGCGTATATAACTTTATTATACAACCTACTAAAAGCAGATACAACAATACTAAAAAAATAGGTGATAAAGAGATTATTGTTAACACAGATATATTTCAACATCAATTTGTTAGTAGAGAAGCTAAAGTAGTTTCGGTACCAACTTTGTTTAAAACAGATATAAACGTAGGTGACACTATAATAGTGCACCACAACGTATTTAGACGTTATACGGATATAAAAGGTATAGAAAGAGATAGTAAAGCTTATTACAAAGATAATTTATATTTTGTTTTTATTGATCAAATATTTGCTTACAAAAGAAATAATAAGTGGATACCACTAGATGATTACTGCTTTGTAAAACCTATTAAACCTTATGACATGTTTGACACAAACAAAGAGCAAGCATTAATGGGTGTAATAAAATATACAAATAAAAATTTACCAGAAGTTGGTAGTTTAGTTGGCTTTACGCCAAACAGCGAGTATGAGTTTATTATAGATAACGAAAGGTTATATAGAGTAAGAACAAAAGACATTACAATTAAATATGAATATCAAGGAAAAGAAGAAGAATATAATCCAAGCTGGTTATAAAGCTGTAGAAGAATTAGTAAAAGTAGCTAAAGAACCTATAGTTGATAGTGATGATGATATTAGTGCTGATAGATTAAAAAATGCTGCTGCTACTAAAAAGTTAGCCATATTTGATGCTTTTGAAATACTTACACGTATACAAGAAGAAGAGAATATGTTAGAAAATAAACCAAAAGAAGAAAAGAAACAAGTTGCTTTTGGTGGTTTTGCAGAAAGAAGATCTAAGTAATGTACGAGCAAAGTTTATGTAAAGTTGTAGATCACATAAAGATCAATACAATTAAAAGACTTAATAAGTCTAAGAAATGGAAGTATGGATATAATAAAGAACATGATGTTGTTATTATATCTAAAACTGGTATGATAGGTGAAGTTATTGAAATACAAAATTTAAAAATAGCATTACCTAAACAACCTAAAAAAATACATAAATTTGAGCATGACAAATGGCAGGTAACTCCATACCCAAAAGAATTACAAAGAATAAAAACTATATTTGACTGGAGAGAATATCCAGACGATTTTAAAGAAAACTACGCAGACTATATAGAAGAAGAGTTTGTAAAAAGAGAAGAAGGTTTCTGGTTTTATAATTTAGGTAAACCAACTTATATAACAGGAACACATTACATGTACCTACAATGGAGTAAAATAGATGTAGGTAATCCAGACTATAGAGAAGCAAATAGGTTGTTTTTTATATTTTGGGAAGCTTGTAAAGCAGATAACAGATGTTACGGTATGTGTTATCTTAAAAATAGACGATCTGGTTTTTCGTTTATGGCATCAGGTGAAACTGTTAATATGGCTACAATATCAAACGATGCAAGATTTGGTATATTGTCAAAAACAGGTGCTGATGCTAAAAAGATGTTTACTGACAAGGTAGTTCCAATATCAGTTAATTATCCGTTCTTTTTTAAACCAATACAGGACGGTATGGATCGACCAAAAACAGAGCTAGCATATAGAGTGCCAGCTACTAAGTTAACAAGAAGAAAGTTAACTAGTAATGATAAAATAGAAGAGTTAGCAGGACTTGATACAACTATAGACTGGAAGAATACTGGTGATAATAGTTATGATGGTGAAAAGCTAAAACTACTAGTACATGATGAAAGTGGTAAATGGGAAAGACCTGATAACATATTAAATAACTGGCGTGTAACTAAAACAACATTAAGGTTAGGTAGTAGAATTATTGGTAAGTGTATGATGGGATCAACATCAAACGCCTTAGATAAAGGTGGTGATAACTTTAAAAAATTATACAATGATTCAGATGTTACTCAACGAAACCGTAATGGCCAAACTAATTCTGGCTTATACAGTTTATTTATACCAATGGAATGGAACTACGAGGGTTTTATTGATCAGTATGGTCAACCGGTTTTTAATACACCTCAAGAAGAAAGATTAGATCCATGGGGAGATTTAATTGATATAGGTGTTATAGAACATTGGCAAAATGAAGCAGATGGTTTAAAAAATGATCAAGACGGTTTAAATGAGTTTTATCGTCAGTTTCCTAGAACAGAGGAACATGCCTTTAGAGATGAAGCTAATAATAGTATATTTAACTTAGTTAAAATATATGAACAGATAGATTATAACGAAGAAACAAATCAAGGTATATCTACTGGTAATTTTCAATGGGTTAATGGTATAAAAGATACAAAGGTTATGTTTTATCCAGATCCAAAAGGTAGGTTTAAAGTAAATTGGACGCCTAAACCTGAACTACAAAATAAAGTAGTAATTAACAACGGTAGAAAATATCCGGGTAACGAGCACATGGGTGCTTTTGGCTGTGATAGTTACGATATATCTGGTACTGTAGATGGTAAAGGATCAAAAGGTTCTTTACATGGTTTAACTAAGTTTAGCATGGAAGATTGTCCACCTAGTCAATTTTTCTTAGAATACATAGCTAGACCACAAACAGCTGATATATTTTTTGAAGATGTTTTAATGGCATTAGTATTTTACGGTATGCCTTTATTGTGTGAGAATAACAAACCTAGACTTTTATATTATTTAAAACGTAGAGGATATAGAGGTTATTCAATGAATAGACCTGATAAAGTCTGGAATAAATTATCAACAGCAGAAAAAGAAATAGGTGGTATACCAAACTCAAGTGAAGATGTAAAGCAAGCTCACGCAGCTGCTATTGAGATGTATATACAAAATAATGTAGGTATTAGGCAAGATGGTTTGTGTGGTAACATGTATTTTAATAGAACATTAAACGATTGGGCTAGATTTGATATAACAAAAAGAACAAAGTTTGATGCCACTATAAGTTCTGGGCTTGCTATAATGGCTTGTAATAAACATTTATACACGCCTTATGCAAAAATAGAAAAACAAAAGTTAAATATAAGCATATCAAGATATAAAAACAAAGGTATGAGATCAAAATTAATAAAACAATAACATGGCTGAATCAGTTTTAAAAGGTGCTTTTCCTAGTCAAGTAGTTAGCGACGTTGAAAAAGTAAGTCAGGAGTATGGCTTAAAAGTTGCTAAAGCTATAGAAAGCGAATGGTTTAGTAGAGACTCAGGTACTAATAGGTTTTTTAATAACCAAAATGAGTTTCACAAACTAAGACTATATGCTAGAGGAGAGCAGTCAATACAAAAATACAAAGATGAGTTGTCTATAAATGGCGATTTGTCTTATCTTAATTTAGACTGGAAGCCTGTACCTATTATACCTAAGTTTGTAGATATAGTTGTAAATGGTATAGCTGAAAGAGCATATGATGTAAAAGCTTACTCACAAGATCCATATGGTGTTGCTAAGCGAACAGAATACATGGACTCAATATTAAGAGACATGGAAACAAAAGACTTAACAGTATTTGCTGAAGAAGCTTTTGGTATAAGACTTACAGAAAATGATCCTGCACAGTTACCAGAAACTGAAGAAGAACTATCACTTCACATGCAGTTGAATTACAAGCAAGAGGTTGAATTAGCTGAAGAACAGGCTATTAATGTTATATTAGAAGGTAACAATTACGAAAATATTAGAAAACGTATGTATTACGACTTAACTGTTTTGGGTATAGGTTGTGTTAAAAATACGTTTACAGAAACAGAAGGTATAAAAATAGATTATGTAGATCCTGCTAATCTAGTATGGTCTGGTGCTGGTTTTCAAAGTCGTGGTTTATTTAGATCACAAACAGAAGCAAACAACTTAGATAAAAACACTGTTCAAGTTTTATATTTTAATTATAAAACATATATGAACGAGGTTTATAAAGTAAAAGAAACATCTACAGGAGCTAGTAAAATTATAATAAAAGATGATAGTTTTAATCCTCAAATGAATCCTGCAGATGCAGAGTTTGAAGCAAGGTTTGGTAAAATATCTAGATCATTAGAAGTTTTATATGAAGGAGCATTAATAGTAGGTACTAACAAGTTGTTAAAATGGGAGTTAGCTAAAAACATGATGAGACCTAAAAGTGATTACACTAAGGTTAAAATGAATTATAGTTTAGTAGCACCTAGAATGTATAAAGGTCGTATTGAATCTTTAGTTAGTAGAGTTACTACATTTGCTGACATGATACAGCTTACACATTTAAAACTACAGCAAGTTATGTCAAGGATGGTGCCAGATGGTGTTTATTTAGATGCTGATGGACTTGCGGAAATAGATTTAGGTAATGGTACTAACTATAATCCACAAGAAGCATTAAACATGTTCTTCCAAACTGGTAGTGTTATAGGTAGATCATATACTCAAGAAGGTGATATGAACCCAGGTAAAGTTCCTATACAAGAAATACAAAGTGGTTCAGGAGGACAAAAATTACAGTCTCTAATACAAACATATAACTATTACCTACAAATGATCAGAGATGTCACCGGATTGAACGAGGCGCGTGATGCTAGTACACCTGATAAACAATCTTTAGTTGGTATACAAAAACTAGCAGCTGCAAATAGTAATACAGCTACAAGGCATATATTACAAGCTGGTTTATATTTAACATCTGAAACAGCAACTGGTATCTCATTAAGAGTATCTGATGTATTAGAATACTCACCAACAAGAGATGCTTTTATACAAAAAATAGGTAATCACAATGTTGCTACGCTAGATGAAATGGGTGATTTACATTTATATGATTTTGGTATATTTATTGAACTAGCACCAGATGAAGAAGAAAAGCAAATGTTAGAAAATAACATACAAACAGCTTTATCAGCTAGTTTAATTGATTTATCTGATGCTATAGATATTAGAGAAGTTAGAAGTGTAAAACTTGCTAATCAATTACTTAAAATAAGACGTAAGAAAAAATTAGAGCAAGATCAAAAAATGCAGCAAGAAAACATACAGCAACAAGCTCAAGCAAATGCTCAAGCTCAACAAGTTGCTGCACAAGCTGAAGTACAAAAGAATCAGGCTATGGTAAATACTAACTTACAACTTGAACAAGGTAAAGCTGCATTAGAAAAAGAAAGAATGATGCAAGAAGCTCAAGTTAAAAAAGAGTTAATGAACCATGAGTTTGAACTTAATATGAAACTCAAAAACATGGAGTTGACTATTGCTGATAAAAAAGAAAAAGAAAAAGAAGATCGTAAAGATGAAAGGACTAGAATCCAAGCATCTCAACAATCTGAATTAATAGATCAAAGAAAAAGCGGAAAGCCACCTAAAAACTTTGAATCTGCAGGTAATGATATATTAGGTGGTGGTTTTGGATTAAACGCGTTTGATCCAAGATAATTTGTTTAATTATATAATATTATATTATGGCTAAGAAAAAAACCGATGAGGTAGTTGAAGAAGTTCAACCTACTGAATCAAAAAACGAAAATAAAATTGAAACACCCAAAGAAGAGGGTGGTGATATGAAAGTTAAACTTCCTAAAATACCTAAGCAGTTTGTTAACAAAGATGATAACGAGCCTGCTAAAGTTGATTTAAGGAAGAAACCTGAAGCGGTTGAAGAAGAGGTTACAAAAGTAAACTTAGACAAACC